TCGGGTATTACAGAATAATCAATTTTTACCCATTCTTGTTTTTCTTCTTGTTTTTTTATGAAGTTTTTTAATTCTTCAATTTTTTGTAATGCTTGTTCTTTGTTCATAATAAATCAAAACTTAATACTAATAATTTCATCTTGATTACGACATTTATTTTTATCCCACGATAACGGCTCACAATACTGAAACTGCACCCTTGCTTCTCTTGTGTCGTCTGCATATTCGGATATGACTGTATCTCGTCCGTTGATTTCGGCTGTATAATGTGTCGGAATTTCTATTGTATTGAGTTGTTCAGAATTCCACCCTTCTAAATAATACAAAGCCATTCCGATGTAAAGTATTCCGATAAAAAGGATTAAGAACATTACCGCTCGGAATAGTTTGAAATATTTTACTCTCTCTCTGCGATATAATTTTCTTGTATCTTCGTGAGTTTCAAAAATTTTGTTTAAGTTTTTCATAATTAGTCAATTTTATTATATTCTTCTAAAAAATCTGCTATTGCTGTTGCATATCCCGCACTGTGAGCAGTTATACCCATCTTTTCAAAAGCAGACGCTCCAGACATTTTAACCGCGTATTCTTTGTCTTCTTTAATTTGTATTCTTTCCAATATTTTAATAATTTTATCATTCATAATTATTCAATTTCTACATAAGTTTTTAATTCATCCAAAGAAGAATTGCTGATAAACTCATCATAACTATCTATCATCTCGTCATCTGTTCCTTCGTAAGTTTTTGCAAATGCTTTTTCTAATTCTCTTTGATCAAATGCTTTTTCTAATTCTCTTTGATTTGTTTCGGCATAATCATCTCTTTTTTGTTCCTCGGCAGTTTCTTGTTTTAATTCTTCTCGTTTTTTTTCTTGCTCTGCCATTTTTTTCATATATTTTTTTAATTAATTATAATTCTTATCTTTATATTATATTAGTTATAGTTGTTTTACAAATTTAAGTGTGGATAACTTCTTAATAATTAAAAACAAAATCATCTATTATCCTATCTGCTTCATCTTCTAAAAGGCAACAATCATTCATTATCATTTCTTTTTCATTTTCTAAAAGTCTATTTAAGTTAAATCCTTCAATTCCTATATCTGGGTCATTTGCTAAATCTTCTTCTAAATTTTTTATAAATTTTTGTTGTATTTTTGTATTCATTTTATTTTTAATTAATTGTTAATAAATTTTTACGACTATTTGTTATTTAATAATTTTTTTTCTTCTAATATTCTTAATTCATCTTTTAATTTATCAACATAACTTTGTTTTACTTCTGCAAGTTCCCATTTATTTGGAGTTTCTGATGCTACTGTAGCAAATAATCTTCTTAACATATCCCTTAACCTATTTGTAGTTTCTTCAATTTTTTTATCTAATTCTTTTATATTTTTCATTTTATTTTTTTTAATTAATTTTTAATAAATTGTTTACGACTATTTGTTAATAATTTCTTATTTCTTTTATACTTATATTATATGTTATAAAAGTTATATAATCAAGGAAAAAACAGTTAAACCATAAAAATAAATATAAATCAAGGGTTATAAAACCCTTACAAAATAAGGGTATATTAGGATTATTCCTAACTCAATATATTTATAAAAAGTTATCCACACTTTTACATTGAATATAATAAAAATCCCATCCGAATTACTTCTTAAATGGGACTTTTATTCTGGAGCAAATTCCTATCATTACTACTCCTAAACGAAATTATTAATCATATTAATTAGCATTAATTAATAAACTAATAATTGTTAGAGGTTTATTACTTCTCTAACCTCTATATTATATCATAAATATTAAAAAACCACTCTTTTTTAGAATGGTTTTTCAAGCACCTAATTTTTATTTCATTACTTTTTTCCTCTCATTGAAATTCCAAATTTTGTAGCAATACTATCAAGAGTTCCAATTCCGACAACTGCACCTAACCAGACTTCAATTACTACTAAAATATCAGCTATTATAAAAACATTATTATCTACATATCCTTGAAGGACGGCAACTACAGCAGTTAATGTTACTAACCAAAATCTTATACTGGAAACCAAAGTTTTTATTTTTGTCATATTATATTGTATTAAAGAATTTATAATTTCGACCTTTTTATTTATTGTAATATCGAGGTTGTTGGAATAATTTTTTAATATCCCATTTATCATTTAGTCTATTTTGTAAAATACTATATTTTATATTTAATTTTTCTGACCATTCTTTTAAACAAAAAGTTTCTCCTTTATAAGTTATCATTTTGTTATTTCTTTTATTTCTTGCTTGTTCTTTTTTTGTTGCCCATCTACAATTTTCTTTGAAATATCCTTTTGAATTATCTATTCTATCTATACTATAACTTTTGAATGGTTTATCTCCCATATCCTTATAAAAATTTTCAAATTTTAACCACCTTTTACAAACCTTTATTCCACGACCACCCCAATCTTTATATTTTGAATTATGTTTATTTAGACAACGCTGTTTCATATTTGCCCAACTTTTATATTCTAAATTATATGCCATTCCATAAGTTTTTGCTATTTTGGTTACTATTTCTTTTTGTAAACAACCACAACTTTTTGTATATCCACTTTTTAAGTGGCTACCTCTTATTTTTTTAACATTTCCACATTCACATTGACAAAGCCAAAAATATACTCCATATTTATCTTTTTCCATTTTTTTTATTACTGTCAATTTACTAAATTTTTGTCCTGCTAAGTCTATAAACTTACTCATATATTTTAATTATAAATTATTTTTAATACTTTAATTATAATATATTTTTGTAATAAAATCTATATAATTTGTTTCAATAAATTTAACAAGAATTGTTTTATATATTTCAATTTACTTGATAATTGAATAATCTGTTTACCTTTTTCAATCTCTATTTTATCATCTTTCAAAATCATCTCTATATACTCTTTTGTTAAACAAGGACATATTCTCTCTGCTTGTAAATCACAATGACGATAAACTTTATCACTTGAATGAATTAAACTTCGCAAGGACTTAATTTGAGCTTCTGTAGGCTTCTCTACACGAAAATCACCTTGTAAACATACTCCAACAGAACCTTTATTATGTCCAACTGTGTGTATTCCTTCTTCAGTTTCTTTTCTAAATTGCACAATATTTCCTTTCGGGTCTATTGTATATTGATAACCACCATAAAAACCTAATTTAGATTTCATATTCCAAAGTTGTTTATGATAATTATTTATACTCCAAGTTTGATAATAAACTTTTGCTCTTGAAACAGCACTATGATGTATTATAATTTTTCGCATAATCTTTTTTTAGTTATTTAATAATTTTATTTATCTCTAAAATCTCTTAATCTATTTAATAATTTTCGTGGAACGACATAACCTACATTAGCACAGTTTTCAAGTAATGAAATAAGCTCTGTAACGGCTAAAATACCTATTAAAGATTCTTCAATTGGAATAAAACCAATACCAGCAACTTCTGTAAGATGCCCTGCTGAAATCATTATATAATAAATAGCAATTTTCAAACCAGTTCTTAATACTTTTGCTGATTTAATCTCCATTCCTGTCTTATAAGAAGCATAAACACCAGTAATTAAATCTGCAAAAATTAAAAAGAATAATGCAACTAAAGCGGTTTTATTATTTGGGTCAAAGAATTGATAAGTTGAAATATACCCCAAGACACCTATAATTTTAATCCAGATATTGCTGAAAATTTTTTGAAACATAGACGAAACGTATTGTAATTTATCTGTTGTCATAGTTCTGTTAAGGTTATTTCAATTTTAGCTCTTAATCCAGCTAATTTTTGTTTTTTTTCATTAGTAATATTTTTTTCTTTTAATAATTTGTTAAATAAATTCAATAAATTTTCTTTCAAATCAAGAGTTTTATCCTTTGTCTTTATTTGTTTATAGATGTCTATTTTTGTCATATTTTATAATTTAAGAAATAGAAAATTGAATTTCTTTTAATGTTCCACTTTTACCATCACTACCATTTGAACCAGCAGTTCCATTGTTTGTTCCTCCTGTCCCCCCTGCCCCCCCAACTCCACCTGTTCCTCCAGTTAAGATTGTAGAACCTGTCCATGTTTTAGTCATATAAATAATAAGAACATATCCCCCATTTCCAGCAGCACCACCACCACCACCTCCACCACCACCTTCACTTGGAGAATTTCCGCCATTTCCACCATTTCCACCATTTCCACCAATAGCTTGAATGACACCATTTCCCGCCCAAGTTCTACAAATAATCATAATACTCCCACCAGCAGCACCACCGCCACCACCGCCACCTCCTCCATAACCTCCACCACCATTACGACCACCGCCACCACCTCCTCCTCCGCCATAACCTCCACTATCACCCATAAATAATTTAGGAGTAGACCCTGGGGTATGTTCAGTCCATTTTATTAAATTAATTAATAGATGAGCTGAATTATAAATAGGTCTAACAACTGTTGATATTCCACTTGCACCGCCAGCTCCTCCACTACTAACAGAACCATCACCCCCAGCCCCTCCAGCCCCTCCAGCATTAGTTGAAATATTAATACAAGGATTTGTCATTCCAGAAACTCCAGGGTCACCTGCTATTCCTGATGCTCCTCCCGTAGACCCTGTTTTTTGTCCTGTCCCCCCTGCACCCCCAGAGGCAGATTTTAATGTATGTGTAATTCCACTACCACCACTCCCACCACTAACAGTTTCCGTAGTTGAATTATTTGTTCCAGCTGCACCACTTGCTCCTGTATTCACCATTACAGTTCCATTATTTGTAAAAGTATTTCTTATAAAAACTTTATAATGTGCAGTATTTAATGTTGCTCCAGAATCAATTGTAAGAGAATTATAAAACATATCTCTTGTAAGAGTTGTAGTTCCAGATGAAATTACTACATCACCATCAGAACCGTCACTATAATCAGCCCCGAATTGAACAATTCGATTCAAATCTGCTGCATCTAATCTATCTCCATCTTCAAAAGGATAAGTCATATTAAGAAATTGTTAATTTATAAAAATTACAATTTCATTACATTTTTAATTACTTTTTCTAAGTTATTTTTTAATTATACTTGATATTATAAAATTTCTATATTGTAGTCAATCGTAAGGCTTTCGGTTGCCGACTTCGTTATTCCAGTTCCTCCATTAAGAAGAACTCTACTGAATAACACACCTGAATCTGCTGAAACTGAACCATCACTAAATAGCCCAGACTCTTTGAAAGTCCCATTTGTTTCTGTTGCTGTATAAAATGAAGTTATATAAGCAATATTATCTGCATTTGTAGCTGATGCTGTTTCTTTTCTATAAGTTTCTGTCACTAATTTTACATCTGAATTTGCCACTGCCGTATCACTTGTTCCTAAAGCAGTATAATTAATCTTTGGGTCATTATCTGGAGAGGAAGAAGTTAAATTGTTTGCCAAAAGTGCCCTACCACAAGTAGGGATAATATTCTCATATACAAAAATTTCAGTTTTACACATTTTATTTAATTTTCTCACTAATGAAATATATTCTTTCCCACTTTTTATGAAATCCTGAATTTTATTATGTAAATCCCATTGAGCAGGAGATTCAATCTTCGCTTTTGTAATTTTATATATTCCTTTTAGTTTTAGATTTTCTTTTTTCATATTTTTTATGTTATTGAGATACTGATGTCTTCAGTTAATGAAATTGTATCATATTTATTTGTATTTTGCATAGGTCCTAAGTATGAACCACCAAGAATAAATACTCTTTTAGTATTTTGAGGAATTCCAAAAGGACCTAAAACAAACTCTATTAAATAATTCAAATCTTGTTCTGTAATAGCTTCATTTATTGAAACTGATTCACTAACAGGATTATGACTTTTTGAAGAAGTTACTTCTTCTGCAATAGTTAAAGATTCACTTTTTGCATAAACTAAATCAATAATTTCATTCTCGTTAATAATAATCTGTTTTGTTTCTTTTAATAATAAACCTTGTAAAAACTCTATTATTCCTAATGTTTTTGTGGTCACTATAGAAACATCATATCGCAAAGCTTCAGAAGTATACATTCTTGCTGTCACTTTATTGATTATAAAATATTCATCAATATCATGAGAATCAGAATTAATTCTTATTCTTTGCCCAGCTTTCAATCCATCTTCATAAGTAGAAAATTGTCCTTCTGAAAGTGTTTCTTTATACGCGTCAAGTTCTTCTACCGCTCTTTCTCTTGCACCCTCTTTGGAATTGATTGAGTTATCCACAACCAAAAATTCATAAATACCATCTCCTCCTTCTGCTGAAATTGTATCAGTAATAGACCCCATATCTTGAGTTACAACTCTTACTGGTAAATAAGGCTGTCCTGACATTTTAATACTTGAAGTATCATTTGGAATTCTATCTCCTCTAAAACGAATGAATTTTTCGTCTTTATTCCAAAGATAATCATAAAGAGTTATTGCATCAACTCCATCTATTCCTCCTTCCCAAACTTCACCTGTAACAGAAACTTGTAAATCTTCATATTTATAAGGTAAAGGATAAACATTTTGGATTCCATCTGAAATAGCTTCACTGGTCATAGTATCTGCTAAATATTCTCCACCTCTGATATAAATCTTATTTCTTAATTGAGAATTATCTCTCCTAATTCTTAATGAACCTTTTAGATAACTTCCATCATCATCATTAATATCTATCGGTGCCGATTTTGCACTTTTAGAAAAGAAATGAATATCTCTATCATAATCTACATACCAATCATAACTAACTAAATCTGCTAACTGTGTAAAAGCATCAGATACAGAACAATAATTAAAAGCAATATATGCAATTTCTTTGCTAACTCCTTGAGCATTATTCAAAGTAAAATCTTCTAAATAATCAGCATTAATACTTTCAAGAATTTGAGTAATAGTTTTATTTTTAAAAGTATCTGCAACTAATTTTTTATCAAGCAATCTTGTATAATCTTCACACTCAATGTCATATAAAAGAATCTTATAATCTTCTACTCTTTGAACTAATTTTACAATCACTCCACCAAAAATTTGAGTCCCATCATTATAAACTTTAACTTCATTCCCATTTTTAGGAACAAAAGTATGGTTATCTCCATATTTTCTTAAAACAAATTTACATCTATCTACTTGTCTTGTTAAAATATTTTCTACAGATAATGAATTTCTTTCAATAGAACGAGTCACACGAGTTCCATCAACATAAACCTGCACACCAGAACTAATTATTTCTGTTGTTGAGCTTTCTGATATTGAAAGTGTGTCGTTTATATCTGGCATAATTTATATTTTATATTATTTTAAAGTCGCGTATTTGTTTTAAGTTTCGAAATAATCTTATCTCCTATTTCTTCAGCAACTTGTTCTGAAAGATATGTTCCTCCATTTATATTTACAACTATTCCACCTACTCCTCTACTTTCTCTACGATTCAAAATATATTCTCCTTGATGAAGATTATACATTCCTGATTGTTGAATTGGTCCTCCTGTTGCTCTATTTCCTAAAGGTATTCCACCAAAAGGAGTAGGAGTAATCAAAGAACCAACACTTGCTGAAGCAGCGCTTTTTATAGCAGCAGCTAATTCATTATATAATTGAATTTCAGCTTCAACTGCTTCAGCAGTTTGATTATGAGCATCTAAAGTAATTCTAGTTCTTTCTGCTTGAGCTTCTGTAATCAATCCTAAAATAGTATCTTCTTTTTGTTTGAATAAAGTAACTTCTTCTTTTTGTTGTTGTAATAAAGCAACTTTTTCTTCAAGAATACTTTTTAATTTCAAAAGAGTAGTTACTTTTTGGTCTTCAATTTTATCCAAATACATTTGCTTTTCTAAAGCTCTCTTTTCAATCAAAGCTTGTTTTTCAGTTTGTAGGTCAGACATTTTTGCATTGAATTCTAATTCAGCTAATTCTCTTTTAGAATTAAAATCTTCTACTGCTCTTTGGATATCACTTAAACCAGCTCGTCTTTGAGCTTCGGCTATTTCAATAGAAAATTGTTTTCTTACATCAGCAGATTTTGCTAAAGCATCTTCTTCTGCTTTTATTTGATTTTTGATATCTAAAATTTGTTGAACATCAGTAGCTCTCGCTAATTCTTTTTTCAAATCTTTAACTCTTTCTTCAGCTTCAACAAAAACTTGTCCTATACCTCGTCTATCACTAATTTTAGTCTTTTCAAATTCAGCAATAAGGTCAGCCATACTTTGATTTACATTTGAAATACTTTTATCAATATCTTTCAAACTATTAGCTGAATTTTCTTTTAATTTTGCAATAGCTTCAGAACCTTTTATTTGAGTTTCATTATATTTATCACTTAAACCACTTAATTTATTTGTAATTTTTTCAATACTCTTTTCATGAGCAAGTTGTAATTCAATCCAAATTTTAGAAACAGTTTTTCCAAAATCGTTATATTCTTTTTTGGCACTTTTTAGAATTTCTTCTGTTTGAGCTATTTCTGCTTCTATTTCTTCAATATCACCTATACCAGCAAGTTTAGCTAATTCTAATCTTGCTTGAGGAGATTTTGCAATTTCTTCTCTTAAAATTCTCATTCTTTCTTTAGATGCCACTCGGAAATCTTCTGTCATTCCTTCCTGTGCTCGTCTATTCCATTCAACTTTTTCCAACAATAATTGTTTAACTTTTTCATTAGTAGCAGATTCAGCAATAACTTCCATACCTCTTGTTGCTTTAATTCTTTTTATCTGTGCATCAACATTTTTAATCATTGCTTCTGTATTTTCATCTAGTTCTTTATTCGTTTGTTTTATACTTTTCATTAATCTAACAAATTCAGTTACAGCAAAACCAATTGCAATTGCAAGATTAAGCCCAGGAATAGCTAACATTTTAACTTTTAAGGCATCTAATGAAAGTCCTAATTTTATACTACTAAGCCAAACAGCATCAAAAGCTTTAGTAACAACAGCTGCCCAACCAATTGCTTGAACTTTTCCTGTTACAAAAATAACAGCGAAAGAAGCTGCTAAACCTACAAGAGCAGGAATTAAATAACCTGTAATAAATTCTTCAAGTTTACTATAAATATTTATCAATCCTTCTACTGCTCCAATTCCAGTATTAATTGCTTTCAAGACAATAGGAAAAACTTTAGAACCTAAATCTATTAAAGCAACATTTACTTGGTTCTTGATAAGTTGCCATTGTGCTGTCATTGTTTTTTGTTGTTTCAAAAAACCTTCAGTAAGTAGGTCAGTAGCATCATTTACAGATTCTAAAGTATTAACATAAGACCCTACTACAGAATCCGTAAGACCATATACAGCATTTAGAGCTTCAACACGACCAAAGGCTTCTTCAAGTGATATATTATGTTTTTTAGAAGCTTTTCTAAGTAAATCAAAAGCTTGACCCATATTATCAGTAGTTGCAATAAGGTCCCTGCCTTTCATATTATCTATCCCCATTTCTTCTCCAATTTTTGCTAATAATTCTTTCATAGGTCCAGATGTTTTAATCAAAGCTGACATCGCACCTCTAAGAGCATTTTGAGCTTGGGCTGCAGGTAAACCAGTTGTAGTAAGTGCCGCAGTTGCAGCCTGGAAATCTTTGAATTTAACTCCAGCTTCAGCAACCATAGGAGCAGTTGCACCAAAAGCTTGAGCTAATTCCGCTACTGTAGTCTTACCAGCTTTCACAGTTTTGAAAAGAACATTTGCTATTTCAGCAGAAGTCAATCCATCTTTTGAAAAAGTATTTACAGCAGAAGTTAAAATATCAGCTGCTTCAGCAGTAGTAGATAAACCAGCAGTAGCTAATTTACCAGATGCCTCTAAAACTTTTAATGCTTCAGATGTATCACTAATACCAGCAGAAACAATTTGGTAAGCAGCTTTTCCTAATTCATTAGGGTCAATTGGCATACTCTTTACCATATTTTTTATTCCTTTTTCTAATCTAGCAACATTTTCTCCTGTGTCATTGAATAAAGTATTAACATCAGACATTACTTTTTCAAAATCAGCTGCTTTGAACATAGCATCTTTAGTTAATAACATTGCTTTACGCAACGCCAAAAGAGCACCTATTGCTCCGAATAGACGCATTGCTCCTAAACCTTGAAATGTTCCTACAAGTTTTTTAATTCCACCGCGAACATTTGTCGCTTCATTATCTATTTTCTTTAGGTCTTTTGTTATACTATCTGCTGCTTGTTTACTCGTTGTTTTTCCTTTCTTAAATTCATTAGATAATTTAGTTAATTCTTTCTGAACTTTAACAAGTTCCTTTGATAAATCGTCTTTAGCAGACAGAACAATTTGTAATGTTGATTTATCCATTATCTTTTTCTTTTATTAATTCTATCTAATCTTTTTTGATATTCAGCATCAAGGTTTCCTACAATCCTGAAAATATCTAAAAACCATTGTGGTTGTCGGACATAAGTTTCATAACCCCAATGCATTGATTTGCAAAAAAGGACGATTTCAAGTTGCTCCGAGATAATTCCTTTTCCATCATTCAGTAGGTTTTGATATTCGTTTACTATTTTTTTTTAGTATCTTCATCTAAACTTCCTGTGATTTTATCAATTTCTTTAATAATGAAATCAAAATCAACCTCTTTCATTTCAAGAATTGTATCTAATATATTATCTGTTTTTTCATTTACAGAAATAACTACTGTTGTTAATGCAATATCTTGCATCTTATCTAATGAAGAACCTTCTAAATTATAATCAGAAATAGGACTTTCTTCTCCTTCTTTTACTGAAAATTTAATTCCATCTAAAAGAACTGAACGAATACTTCTTCGCTCTCTAGCTGTAAGCCAAGCTTTGATTATAACCTTGTGTTTATCTTCAGGTGTTACAAAATCTATATGTTCTCTTTCATTCATAATTTTTTTAATTACTTATTAATAACTTGCTACTTGATTGATTAAGTAACAATCGTTTACAACATTATCATTTCCACCTGCATCATAAAGAGCGTTAAATGTAAATGTTTGTGTAACAACATCATCCATTCCAAAATCAGGGTCAAAACCTTCAATTGAACATTTACTCAAATCTAATCTGATTTGGTAATATGCTGTTGCTGAACCAGCTAAATCATCATGAACTAAATCAATTCTGATAGCTTTGTTTGTTGCATTTTTAACATAATTTAACCAAGTTCTATCTTCATAGTTCAAAGTAAATTCTCCTGTGATATTGAATCTCTTGTTTATAATATCTTCAGGTTGAACTGTTGAAAGAGTTGCATTTACTTCTGCATTCTTTTCAATAGTTAATGTTAAACTTTTCAAATCAACTCCAGAAGCAGCAGCTAAATCTGCTGTTGTAGCTCCTACTTTGAAAGTAAGATGTCTTCCTAACCATTTCTTTACAGCTGTATAAGAAGCGGAGTGTTCACTTGTATTATTGCTTCCTTTAGCTAAGAAATTCACACGAGCCGATACAATTGCATTAGGTTCTATCCTAAGTTCAAAAGTATCAACCATTCCTAATTCAAATTGCAACTGTCCAATAGGGTCAATTGTAGTAATTGTTATTGAATCGTGTTGATTATCATTTTGTAATGTATATGTATGTTTATAAGCAGTTGTATCTTCAACAGCACTTGACACTGTTCCAAATACAGCTTTTAAGATAGCACCAATTGATTGGTCATCTACTTCAAGTTCCATCTCCCCTTCTGCATGTTCCAAAGTTTTAGGGCTTTGGTCCCCTCCCCAGATTCCTCCGAATCCAGCTTCTGATAAAGCTCTTTCTGGCACATCTCTAAAAGAGAAAGAAAGTGCATTTACCCAATAAGTAGGAGCAACTCCAGTTCCTCTAGAAACTTCGTTTGCAATTCCTATACTCATTCTTCTTCCAATCCAAATCATAAAAATTTATTTATTAATGTAATAATCTATTTCCCTTTTATTACTTCTTGTCTTAATTCATTACATTTTAATTCATAATTACAATTCCGACATAATTGTATATTATCTTAATTTTTTTCATACACATATTATATATAAAATTACATTTTTTATCAATAATCTATCATAACATACTATCGACCAAAATTCATAGTTACGAAATCGCAGTAACATTCACGCTAACTCTACATTTGATTACCACTTCGCTCACCCTATATTCACTCTCACGCCCTGCATATCCCCAATTTGAGGGAGTAGCGAACACATTAATCATCGTATATCCTGTCGGAACTGTCAAACCTACAAAGTAATAATCTTTATCAAAATCATCCAGCACACTATCAACTAAATTTCTTAAAACTCTATCTGCTTGTTCTGGCTCTCTGTCAGTTCTAGAAACAAAAAGTTTTAGATTAAAAGCATAAATTCTTTCATTTTCTTTCGTAGTGCTATAATCACTTTCGTTTCCTGAAGGAGTTACCACTGCAACAGGGTCTTCATTGAATTGTTGAGCTTCATAATTAAATGTTGCTGAAATCAATTCATTAGCAGACAGAATGCTGGTTATTTTGTTTAATAAAGTTGTAAACATGATTATCCTTTATGAATATTACTAATAATTTTCTTAATTGTATTTTGAAAAATTTTCTCTACAGGACTTTTAATTTGCCCAAAAGTTCTTTCAATAAATGGATTTGCTGTAATTCCTGGGTGGTGAACTACTCTAACTGGGTGTAAAGCTCCTTTCCAATATAAAGCTTTCTTATTTTTCGGTCTAATTATATATGGACTTGTTCCTTCGTGGACATAACTATTAGATACTATAATACCATTTGCAACAAAGGAATGCATCCCTTCTACAGTTAAATCATATAATTTTTTATTTGAATTGTTTGTATATTTCCATTGTTTTGTATCTAAGATTTTAACTTCCTTAAATTCTGATAAATTAACAAATGAAGACATATTAGGATTCACCTGAATATAATAAACATTTTTTATTGGATTAACTTTAATATCTTTAGAAAATCTATAATCTGTAAAATGTATATGAATAATATTACATTCTTTTGGTAAATTTATTAATAAATCTTTATCTCTTTCAATATCTTTATTTTGGTCTTTATGCCAATAAGCTCCGTCAGCTTCAAATACAGTATTAGTATCTTTGATATAAAAATCAACAAATTTTTTACCGACCCCGTATTCTTCTATATATTTTATATTTAGTTTGTCTAACCAGTTTTTAATTTGTAACTGACAAGAAGTTCTTCTCCCTAATTTTACCATTATTCTATTAGGATGTTTTTCTGGATGTTCCTCAAGATACTTTCTATTAGCTTTAGCTATTCTATTTCTAACTTCTTCACTTCTTTTAATTCCTAATTGAGGATGATGTTTCCTATATTGATTATCTCTACATTCAATAGAACAATATTTAACAGCTTGACCTATATAATCTTTACCACAATATTCACAAATCTTTTTTATATATTTATGTCCTTTACCTTTTTTATTATCTTTTTTAATTCTTGTAAAGACAATACTACCTTTTTTTAATTTACCTGCCTCAATCCAACATATTGCATTATTTTTTCTAGTTAAAACTTTATGGTCTTGTGTTAATATAAGTTTATGATTATTTCCTTTTCTGTATTCAATATCTAAATTTACTAAATTAGGTTTATCTATCGCCTTAAATTGAGGAGTTGCTAATACTACATGATATTGCCCGTCTTGTGTCAATACTTTTTCACCAACTTTAATATTATTTATTTGTTTACGCCCTTTTTCTGTTATAATTCTTGTCTTACCATCAAAAATACAAGCATAGGGCGTTACATCTAAATCAGGTCCTACTGCCCCCTCTAATCCTTTAGCATTGGCAAAAATATTTCTGCTTAATTTCCCAGATTGATTGGGTGCTTCACCTCTCATTATCGGTCTGATAAAATGAACTGAAGTTTTGATAGCATTAGATAATTCTCCATAAACCATCTTAGGTGATTTTCTAATCGCTCCCTTTAATTTATTTAATCCTTTTATTTCAATTTCAAATGAATTTGACATATTTATTATAGCACTAATTTTCAGTTTTTTGTATAACCGCAATCGTATAATCAATACAACCCATATTTCTTCTTGTTACTCCATCAGGCATTACTGTATAAGTATCTCCTGTAGCATTATCTCTTAATCTATCTCCTGCTTGTAAATCAATATCTCCATCGCAATAAATCTTAAAAGATTTTCCAAAAACTCCTTCAGCAATTTCTCGGCTTGAACTTGCTGTTGGTTGTAAATTAATCATAACAGAAGTTACTGTGCTCAAAGCCATCTTATCACCAGTAGTGGCAATCTTTCTTGAAATGATTATTCGTTTTGTTAGCAAATGTGTGAGTTGCATTTTTTCATTTTAATTACCTTATAATTCCCAAATTTTGTATTTCGATAAGATTTCTTTTACTCCTAAACTACTTGAAAGATTATCCAAATTTGCATAAGAAACAGAATAATCTCCTAAACTTTCTGACATTATAGTTCCACCTTTCATTCCTTTTTCAATAATACTTGAAACCAGCATTGTTGCGGCTAATTCTATATCTTTAGGAACTGTTGAACTATGTCCCCAAGTTGCTGTAACCTTAATTCTCTTTTCTCCTTTTAAGAAATTAGCAATTTGAGAATTAATTGTCATCAGTAATCTATATTTTGGAGTGTCATTATAAGGAAAAGTAATATAATCGTTATTTACTCCTTCTGTTAATGTGTAATCTACATCAGTTGAATCTAGTTCTAATATTTCTACTGAAGAAATAGAAAGAAAATCATCAATTTGAATTTCATTTTTTCCATTTCCATCAAAGTAACGAACCTCATCAGCAGTTTCTTCAAAACTTTTTCCTGTATAATTATCTATATAGTTAGTAACAGCACTAATCCAATCAGTAAGTTGGCTATCTAAAGAATCGTTAATATCTACTGCAAGATAATTTTGGATTTTCCCCTTTGTTGTATAATTGCTCATATTTTTATTATACCTTAATTAATTAATAAAAGAAATCTAACAACTGTATAAATTTGGTTTCTTTTTATAAAGTCCGTCAGTATTTTCATATATCGCTGGTTTTTTAACATATAAACCATCTGTCGAAGTATAATTACTTGGTTTCTTTTTATAAGGATACTCAAAACTCCTTAATAATTCAAGGTTTTCAGTAATTGCAATCGAATCTGAAACAGAAATGATAACAGCTGATTCATTAATTGTTATATTTTCGCCAATATTTATTGAATCATAAACATCAACATTAATTGGTAATCCACTTTCAATACTTTCTGTAATTACAATTTCATCATAAACACTAATGAATTTAATTTCTTCTCTTGAAATTGATTCTGTAATTCCTATATTATCATCTATATTTATACTTAATGGTAAATTAAATTCTATAGATTCTGTAATAACTATTTCTTCATTTTTACTAATTGCTAAATCAGAAATTACATCAACATTTTCTCCTATTGAAATTGAATCAAATACATTAATATTAAATTCAATTGTTGTATTGATAGATTCATGAACAATAAGAGTATCATCATAATAAAAGACCTTATCAATAATAGAAATTGAATCATTAGTTTCAATATATAATACTTTTGTTTCAGTTTCACTTTCAGTAATTGTAATATTATCACTTACAATAATATCACTTAATTGAATATTTGATACAATTTCACTTTCAGTTATATTTATTAAATCTTCTATATTAATAGATAATATATTTTCTTCTTCTTGTGAATCAATAATATTTATAGAATCATTTACATTAATATTTAATTCAGTATTTTTAATTTCAATATCTTCAGATATTATTAAATTATCGTAAACATTTACAAATAATAAGCCACCTTCAGAAACATCATCTGTCACAATAACACTATCAAATATATCAATACTAATTTCCTTATTTTCAATTTCAATATTTTCACTCACTAATACTTCTTCATAAACATTAATATCAAAACTACTACTTTCTTCTACCTCATCAGTAACAGAAATTAAATCAAATACATTAGTATTTAATTCAAGATTTTCACAAATAATATCTTCAGAAAAAATAATTGAATCTGAAATATTTATAAACAAATTATTTTCTTCATCAATAGAATCACTAACCAAAACTTCATCATAAACATTAATATTTAATTGAATATTTTCAATTTCAATATCTTCAGCAATCCCAATACTATCAAATATATTTATAAATAGAGTTCCACTTTCAGAAAGGTTGTCTGTAATAGTAATTTCATCAAATATATTTATATTTAATTCTGTATTTTCAGTTTCAATATTTTCACTTAATGTTATTGTATCAAAAATATTAATATCTGATAAAAAATATGTTGTTAAATCTTCAGTTATTGTTAATTCATCATTCAATAAAATATCTCCCAATTGTTCATTTTGAATACTAACGATATCTTCTAAAGAAATATTTTCTATTTCTAAAATATCTCCAAGTTCAGTATTATTAGGAACAATATTTTCAGATAATGACACAGAATCATTGACAGAAATAAATGAATTAAATTCTAATGTATTTAATTCAGTAATAACAATTTCATTATACATATCAATTCCTCCTAACTGTATATTTTCTATAGAAATATTTTCAACAACAGAAACAGAATCAAAACAATTTATAGATAAAATTTTTGTTTGGTCTATGTCATCTAAAACAGTAATATTATCTGAAATTGAAATATCTCCAAGCTGAGTATTTGTTTTAGATATATTTTCTAAAATTGAAACAGTGTTAAATACATCTATACTCAAGAGACTTTCTGCGAAAATTATTTCAGTCAATACAACATCATCAAAAATATTCAAAAATGAATTTTCCTTTATTTGTGTGTCCTCATTAATTATAATTTCATTATAAATAGAAATATTTGATTCAATATTAGTTACATTAATTAATTCTATAAGATTAAGATTATCTGAAATATTTATTTCTAATTCTTTTGTTTCAGAAATATCATCAACAATTGAAATATTATCTGATATAGAAATGTCTCCTAATTGTTCATTTATTATTATAAAAGATTCATCAATAGAGATATTCTCAACTTTATTAATATCAAATACTTTTGTTACTGCAATATTTTCTGTTATAGAAATTGAATCAAAAAGATTAGCATCAAAAATTATTCCAATGTTTATATCTTCTGATATTGAAACAGTATCAAAAATATCAATACCAAGTTGAGTATTATTTATTGAAATATCTTCTACAATAGAAATAGAATCATTTACATTAATAGATACTGGAGCTTCTTCTAACAAAAAAGTTTTAAGAAAGCCATCACTAGCCTCCCCATAATAAGCTAATCCAAGATGAGTAGAATCTATTTTTACTAAAGAGTTATGAGAACCATATACAATATCATGTTCAAAAGAATAAACTTTTTCAATATTAAAACTACCATCTAAAATAAATGTCTGTATAAATCCATCATTATCTTTCCCTGAATAAGCTACTGCAAGATTAGAAGAATCAATTAGAACTAAAGAAGGATATACTAAGTCAGTATCAAAATCTAAACTATCTATTGTAGCAATATTATCAGCAGTGGAAGAATCCATTGAAAATGTTCTTATCCGACCATCAAAATTCCCTTGATAAGCCACTGCAAAATGAGTAGAATCTATTAATGCTAAAGACACATATTGAAATACTTGGGTTTCAAATACTAAACTATCTATTTCAGTTATTATATAACTACCATCAATACTAAAAGTTTTAGCAACCCCATCATCTCCACTGGTTCCTTTATAAGCTAAAACAAAATGAGAACTATCAATAGATACTAAACTATTCCAACTTGAATTTGAACTATCATGCTGTAAAAAATTTAATTCAGAAATAACATAACTAGCATCTATAGTATAAGTGGCAATATCACCTTTATAATCACCAGACCAAGCTACTATAAAATGAGTAGAATCTATTTTTACTAAAGAAATTGAATTAGCATTAACAGATTCAAATTCAAAATCATTTATTTCAGTAATATTTTCATAAGAACCATCAAAAGAAAATATTTTCAAATGCCCAGAATCATCAGATGTTTTATAAGCTAAAACTAAATGAGTTGAATCTATAAGAATTAAGGAATTGTCAATTGCAAATATAGTATCATGTTCTAAAATAGCTATTTCCGTAATATTTTCAAAATTTACATCAAAAGAAAAAGTTTTAATAAAACCATCATTACCATTTCCTGAATAAGCAATCGCAAAATGGGTGCTATCAATAAGAACCATAGAATGATATGAACCATTTGCAATATCAAATTCTAAAACATCTATTTCAGATGTAGCCCACCCAGCCCATTCATAAATATTAAAATTATCAATAGTTGGTATCCATTCTATTTTTTCTCCTAGAATTGTTTCTGCAAAAATACCAATTCGTATATCTTTGTGTGGTAATTCATTTAGTTTAGTAAATTCAATAGCATTATTCCAATCACCAATTATTTTTTCAAACATTTTATCATCTCTCACTTCATTTGGAAAATCTACTGGAAGTTCCATTTTAATAGTTTTTTCTTCACACCATTTCAAAGTAAATTGTTTATCTAATTTTTGAAAATTATTTCTATTATAAAAACCTAATTTATCAAATAAATCATTTTTATTTTTCCAATCTTTTAGTTTTATTTCAGCTACCAAAACACTTTCTCCTATTCCAACTATTTTATTATAAGAAGATAAAAGTTCCATATCAATCATTTTTCCTTCACTTTCTATTTTCAATTTCTTTTCTTTAGCTATATAAGTTTTAGTAAATCCATTCTCAATAACAACACTATCAGTTTCTCTGATACTTTTAATAAATTCTTTATTTCTTTTTATTTTTAATAGTTCTATCATATTTTTAGAAAATTCTTACTCCAATAATTTCTCGACCATAACTTTCTATCTCAATGTTTTTGTTCTCTGTTGTAATGCTTTCGCTTATTACAATAGAATCACTCACCGAAAGTTCTCCTAAATTATTATCTATATTAATACTTTCTTCAATTAAGATATTTTCTTGAATATTTATATATAGTATTGATTCTTCGCTAATATCTAAAGAAATATTTTCTGTTATAGAAATTACATCATAAATATTTATCAATAAATCTGGAATAATTTCAATTTGTTCTATAATCGCAATATTATCAATAATACTAATGCTTAATTGAATATTATTTATTTCAATATTTTCTGTAATTGAAACTGTGTCAAAAATATTTATTTCTAATTCTTTTGTTTCAGAAGTGTCATCTACAATATTAATTGTATCAAAAATGTTTATCCCACCAAGTTGTATATTATCTATAATAATATTTTCAACAATAATAATAGAATCTGAAATATTTAGATTTAATTCTTTTTCAATTAAAATATTTTCAATAATAGAGATATTTTCAGACAAACTAATTTGACCTAATTGAGTATTTTCTGAATTTATATCTTCAGTAATTGTAACTGAATCATCAGTTGAGATAACAATAGCTCCCCCAGTATCTACTAATTCACTTATAGAAGTAGAATCAAATACTGAAATTCCTCCAATTGTTGCATTGGAAGTAATACCTTCTGTTATGCTAATTGAATCTGAAACACTTGTATTTAATTCTTTATTTTCAATATCAATATTTTCAGCAATAGAAACCAAATCTGAAATTGAAATAAACAATACTCCTCCTCCCGCTGAGTCATCAGTAATTATTATTGTGTCGTAAATATCTATTCCACCAAGTTGTATATTTTCAATGCTAATGTTTTCTGAAATGGAGGTAGAATCATTAACATTTATAAATATAATTCTTTCAATATCTATAGATTCGGCAATAGAAATAGAATCAGATACATCAATATTAATATCAGAAACAGCAGTAATTCCAATACTAATATCTTCTGTAAATGAAATAGAATCATAAGTATTAACATCTAATACCTTTCCTATATTTGTATCTTCTGTAAGAGCAATTTCATCCGAAATATCAATATTTCCAAGTTGGATGTTATCAATATCTATAGATTCAGTTATAGAAACATCTTCACTTTCAGAAATAAACAAATTTCTACCAATAGCAATTAATTCTGTTATCGTAATTTCATCTGAAATTGAAATATTTGATTCAAGATTTTCAATTATAACACTTTCGGTAATTGCAATTTCATCAGAAATATTAATTCCATAACCAAGAATCATAGAAATATCTTCTGAAATTGTTACTTCATCATAAATAGAAACAAACAATTGACTTTCACTTTCAATATTTTCTATAATTAAGATTTCGTCATTGACATTTATTCCACTTAATTGTGTATTAGTTATTGTAATATTTTCAGTTACAGAAATAGAATCAAATAAATTAATATCTAATTCTTTAAATTCCGTTGTATTGTCAATTATTGAAATATTATCTGAAACAAATATGTTACCTAATTCTGTATTCAATATTGAAATATTTTCTGAAATAGAAAGTAAATCAAAAATACTTATTTCTAAAATTTTGTTAATAAAAATATTCTCCGTAATAGATATTAAATCAAAAATATTAATTCCGATTTCTTTATTTTCAATAACTACATTTTCTACAATAGAAACAGAATCAAAAAGATTAACATCAAAAATCATTCCAATATTTATATCTTCTGTAATAGTTATTGTTTCAGTTATTGAAATACTTAAATCTGCTGAAGGTGTTTCAATTTCTATAGAAATATTTTCTATTAAAGTAATTTCACCAAATAAAGAAACATTTCCAAGTTGAGTATTGGTTATAGATATATTTTCTGTAATAGAAATAGAATCACTAATATCAATAGTTAAATCTTCTTCTCCTGTTGTGTAAGTCCAATCACTTATGTCAATAACCTGAAAAGCAATTTCTCCTGCTTGACCGTCATACCACCTTTGTGCTCTCAATGTTGTTGTGTTTTCAAAAAAATCAATCCAAGCGTTTCGTGGAAAAGCTGTCCCTGTCCCATTACATGAATTATAATGGTCTCCCCAGGCTCTTGATGTATCTATAGCACTAATACTATAATCTTTTGTAAAATCTCCTGATACCGCTTCAACTACTCCAGAATGCTGAACAACAACATCACTCGGAAACTCAACTAACCAATATCTTCCTGTTGAAACATAACTGGTTGTTTGGTCATATCTTTGCCATAAAATAGCAGTATCACTCGTTAAACTGGTAGCAATAGCAGTTTGCTCTAATCCATTTGTTGTGTGTCTAAAAGTAGCAAATAACCAAGTTTGTGCTTTAGTAATTCCGTGAGATGTAATATCTGTAGAAACTCCAGTAGAAATATCTCCCGATAAATCTTGTTCCCCTGTATAAACACTAACTCCACTTTCTACTGACCATTCAACTATTTCATATCTAATGGTAGTTGCGTTTGTCGTTGGATTTCTTGTAAAAGTAACCGTATTATTGTCTTTGAATTCTCCAATAGCATATCCCTCATTAGTTGTATTACTACTCCTTGAATTTGAAATTAAAACTGTTCTTGACTGTGTTATATCTGTTATAAAATCATCATCAACAGTAGAATTTCCAGCAGTTATTAAACAATCTCCACGCTGAACAGTAAAATCTTCATTGTTTGTTTCAACTACATAATATGATATTTGGCAATCATCTTCAGTAGAATCTCTTTCAAACCTTATTTTAGTTATTCCAGAATCATCCCATAAATATCCAGTTGCCTGATGTTCTGAACCCAAATTAGCACCTGAATCTCCAGATGTTTTCATTACTAAAAATGCTCTTGATAAATCTGAAATATTAATATCTAAGGTTACATCAATGCTCGTATTTCCAGCCGTAATTGCCGTTGTTCCACCTTGTGTTTTTAATCTATAAGGTTTTTCAATTTCTATAGAAATATCTTCTGTTAAAGTAGTTTCATCAAACAAGGAAATATCCCCAAGTTGAGTATTAGTTATTGTAATATTTTCAGTGATAGAAATAGAATCATCAATATTACCAGGAAAGAATTCAATATTTTCAGTAATTGTAATTGAGTCATAAATATCAATAGATAAATCAGAAACTGCCCCCTCCACACTAAATGTTTTGATAAAACCGTCTATACCAAAAATAGAACCAGCATAAGCCAAAATGAAATGAGTGCTGTCTATCATTACGAGAGAGTTATGCCCTCCATAAACTGTATCGTGTTCTAAACTATTTATCTGAGTAATATTATAACTTCCGTCTATTGAGAATATTTTGATATAATCATCATCATCAGTTCCCACATAAGCCAAAATGAAATGAGTGCTGTCTATCATTACGAGAGAATTGTGAGTTCCTTTAACTGCATCGTGTTCTAAGCTGTCTATTTGAGTAATGTTATAAGAGCCGTCTATACTGAATGTTTTAATAAAAAAAATGAGTATTATCTATCATTACGAGAGAATTGTGAGTTCCATAAACTGTATCGTGTTCTAAACTATTTATCTGAGTAATATTATAACTTCCGTCTATGCTAAATGTTTTGATAAAACCGTCCGTGCCAAAAACAGAACCAGAATAAGCTAAAATAAAATGAGTATTATCTATCATTACGAAAGAGCTATACTTTCCATATTCTGCATCGTGTTCTAAGCTGTCTATTTGAGTAATGTTATAAGAGCCGTCTATGCTAAATGTTTTGATGAAGCCACTATCTCCAGAATAAGCTAAAATAAAATGAGTATTATCTATCATTACGAGAGAATTGTGAGTTCCATAAACTGTATCGTGTTCTAAACTATTTATCTGAGTAATATTATAACTTC